TTTTCCGTATATCAAAGAGCTTAAAATAGTATATAAGACGCTTAATAAAATAACGATAAAGCGATTGGAGTTTTATTGTGAGAATGAAACGGACTTGAGCGATGAAGATTTCGTTCATTTCATAGAGGTATTAAAGAGGCTCGGATTTGCTTCTGAAAAAGATGTTAAAATAAGCTATTGTAAAATAGTCAGATATATGGATGATAATAATGTGATGCGTGATAAACACGACGAGATACTTGCATATACGCTGACATCCCTAATAAAAATAAAAGATAGCAAGAAGCTAAGGCGCCGCAACCGTTCTAAATATTCTACAAAAGTATTATACATCTGTAAAAATCTCATAGTCTGATAAAAATTGATAGAATATAATAGATATACGCAAGATATACGATGGATTTGAGAGATATTGATACGACTGATATGGAAATCTATAATACTATTATAGTAGAAAAGGTATATAAGACGGCTTTCTTGGCTTTCTGGATATTATTTTCGCAACTATTGTAGTCTTGTTGAGCTATCCAAAAAACCTAAACCATATTCTATATAGCCTTTTGTTATTATGATAGAGACCCATTTTGTTTTTAATCTTATTTATTTTTTTCTCTATATGCGAAATATCTTCTTCATATAAATCTGCTACTTTATCTAATACTGTGGATACCAAGTCATTCCCCAACAATCGCAAATAATTGCCATTCATATATATACAATGCCCTTATAATTTTATATGATATTTGTTAAAAGGGTGTATAATAATAGCTTATTATATGCAATTTCTTTACACCTTTTCTCATTTTAAACGCCCATTTTGAAATGAGATTTATAAATAATTCTTCTTAATTTTCCGTGTTTTATTCTTTGGTATATATTTTTCTTTCCGTATTTTGCTTATTACATTTTCAATATTATCCTTTAATTTTATATGAGTTAAACCATCTAATTTTTGTAATCGTGATTTCAACATTACCATCTTTTTTATATATTTCAACCCATCGCATTAGACTTCTACGAGAACATTTAAATATTTTACATACTCCTGTGTTTTATCTTCAACTAAATAATATTGCACATCAGTTAATTTATAATCATAGCTTTCAAGACATTATTTATATTATTATAATATTAAAAATTAATATAAATAGGCACATATTTTCAAGGCATTTTTTATTTTATAAAAAAAATTGATTTAAAGATTCGCCTTTATTATATATATAATAAAGATGACATATCTGCAAGATAAAATAAATACGTTTTTCAAAAAAAGAAATGAAATATTAAAAAAACCGCTTGAAAAAATTATAAATGCTATGTTAAATAAGTGTAAATATATAAATGGGGAAAGTTTAGAGAGACATAATTGGGGAAATAATCCAATTAAATTAAAACATATACCAAAAAACATTAATTTACCTTCATTTGAAGAAGATTTATTAAATAACCTAAATTCAGAAGATAATGAAAAATCAATAGTAGAATTATTATGGGGAGACATACAGCTTGGAAAAAGAGTTCAAGCATGTATAATTATGTGGATTTCAGTTCATATACTAAAAAGACCAGTTTTATACATTTTTAGAAATTTAACAATAGACCAAAAACAATTACAAGATGATATAGTTGGAACAGAAAATTACAATTTTAATATTCAATTTATAAAAACATTATTTCAAGAATTTAATAATGAACTTCAAGAATATTTTGAGGAAACAAATGTTGAATATTGGAAAGATTATAAACTTCCAGAACTAAAAGATATAAATAGCAATGATATTATTAATAAATTAAGTAATAAAGAAGCAATAAATTCAAATGACATATTTTGTTGTTTAATGAACAATACTCAGTTAGCAAAACTAAATACGAAATTTAGTGAGTATATTTATTATAATGATGAACTTGTGAATATAACCACATTAGTTGATGAAAGTGATTTAATGAGCCCCACATCTTCAAATGATAGAAGTAATGATAATGATAAAAAGGATTCTACCGCATGTGAAATATTGCTTGCCAAAATATATAAAAAAGTAAAATATGCACTACATATTACAGGCACGGCACATTCATTGTTATATAATATAACAACCAGATTAAGCGACCATACTGATATACAAATTAAAATATCAAAGGTTCATAAAATGAAAAGGTCAGATGATTATTATGGATTATTTAATGGTTCTATAAATTTTAACACTACACTTGTTGAATCATGGTGGGATTATCAAGATATAGAAAATCACAAAAAAAAAAAATGTTATGATATTGTTGAAGATTATAATATAAATATAAAAAAAATAATAGAAGAACTACTAAAAAGACCTACAAGTAAATATAATTCGTTATTGATAAGTGAAGAAAAAATAAGAGCTAATCAATTTTGTTTAGTAGATAAAATAATTAAAGATTATCCCAATCTATTTATCATAATATATCATGGAAATTGTTTAAGATTATATGTTTCAAAAAATTATGAAAAGGAAATTAAATATTGGTCTAAATGGGACTCAAAACAATCATCAACAAGTCAAAGATTATGTCAATCGGGAGGAGTATATGGTTCATCTATAGATAATGAAAAATCTGAAAAACTGCCTAATAATTATTGCTATTTCAATATAAATACAAAAATATTAAATATAAAACTTGTTTATAAATTATTAAGAATTTTTTTTGAAAAACACGATACCCCAATTTTATGTAAAACAATTATAACAATAACAGGTAAATATGGAGAAAGGGGATATTCTTTTACAAGCGACGATTATGATAGTTATTCATTACATTTAACAGACCAATATTTTGTGTCTCACGCATCATTAAACTGCACCGACATTTCACAGCGATTACGATTACAAGGAAAATATAATGATTTAGACCTTAAAAATGGAAGTATGAATCTTACTTTATGGACTACTCCTGAATTACAAGATATAATACAGAATTTCTATGTAAAATTTATAAAAGAAATAGAAAAATTTGTTATGGGCTGTGATACTTGGGAAGATATTAAAGATTTATTAGAGAGTATTATAGATAATGGTGATTTTAAGTTTGGTAAATATATGAAATATATTGATGTATCAAAGAAACGAAAAAATTTAAAACTAATTAAACATTATGACAGAAAAAATAATGGTTATAAATTGATTGTTATTGACGATATGAATGATGCCGAAATAAGTGAATGGTGTAAAGAAACTAAATTACCTGATTATATTTGTATTAATGAAATACAAGAAATGAATATTGATAAATTTATTGATAAATATGGCATATCTACAATTGAAACGCAAGAGTATAAATTAGAAAATGAATTATCAATTGAGTTTGTAAATTATTGTATAAAACAAGCAGAACAACAATTTAAATTAAAATTAAACCCAATTAAACCTGAATGGTTTAAAGATAGAAAAGAAAAAATCAATAATTACTATTGTGAAAGTATTAATGGTAGTAAGGTTCCAATTAAAATAAGTGAGTTAAAAAACAATATAATTCGTTTTAGAAATGAAGATGGTATAAATGATATTCAACGCGATGGAAATAGACGAGTTAATATAGCATATGATGATGATGATAACGCATATATATGTATTTCAGTTAGGAATAAAAATCATAAATCTTTACCAATACTAACAAATGACTATATTAAAAAAACCCCTTATATTCTTGTTGATGATAAAGTAAAATATTCTATTCTTAAAGAAGAATATAAACAACAAAATACTCGCGGATATACAAATGAAAACGGAGATGATTTTATAGAAGATGACAATACTTTTCCAGAAAAGTATTATTGGAAAACTCCTGATGGTTGGTTATATTTGTATGATAAAGATAAACCAGAAATTATTTCGTTAGATATAGTAGCTCCTCTACCTGTTAAAAATGCTATACAAGCAAACATTTCAACAAAACCATTAATTAATAGTGATATATTGTTATTTGCGAATTCGTGTTGTAAAAAAACGGACAAACTAAATTTACGATTTGGATTAAAAGATATATTCAAAATATATGAAACATGGTGTAAAATAAATGGAAAAAAATGTTTGAAAACACAGAAAAAATTTAAAGAGGAGTTTGAAAAAATAAATTATAAAGAAGAAAACAGTAAAGGTATTGATGTAAATAATAAACCAGGCAAACGAGGTTATAATATTATGGTTTCATTATAATTTGACTTAAAAGTAATTTACAAATATTAATAATATGAAAGATTATATTATTAATTCTTTTATTTTACATGATAATAATACACTAATAGATATATATAAATATATAAAGTTTCGTTATGATAATTCAGTTGAAATAAATGATATAAAAACAGAATTAACGAAATTAATTAAAAATGATCTTATATTTTTTCATAACAATAATTATAAATTATCAAAAGAAGGTAATGTAATATTGAACGACCATAAGTATTATTATTCAAAAATTATAATTAATTTTTATAAAAAATACAATAAAAATCACCAAAAATACGAATTAAGAGAGATTAGACAAGAACAAAAACAATTAAGAAATTATTTAATTTCTAATAAAAAACAATTGTGCATAATTTGTGAAAAAAATTTGCCATTATGTTTATTAGAAACAGCACATCTAAAACCAAGATGTATATTAAATAATAATGAAAAAAATGATAAAAATATTGTAGAATTTATGTGTAGATATTGCCACAATCTATATGACAATGGATTTTTAGCTGTTTATAATGGATTATTACAAGTTTCAACATTAATAAATCAATATGATTTACATTATAACAATAACAAACAAATACATTATTACAATTTACAAAATGAAAAATATTTTATTTTTCATTATAATTATATCTATAAAATGGGCGTTTGAAATGAGAAAAAGTGCAAAAAGGATTAAAGATTTTGCGCATATATAATAGTATAATACGGATACGGGTATGTATAGTAGCGAGTCCTCTAATAAAACTTTTACACAAAAGGTTCCGGTGGCTTTGACAAAAACAAATGGCGAAATTATAAAAAATGATGATATATATTATATAAATGATATAAATAATACTATATTTGAAACTATAACTATGGATTATTCTGGGAAAACGCGCGATGAACTGATTGTAATTTGCAAGGAGAAGGGTATCAGAGGATATAGCGGGAAGAAGAAAGATGAAATCGTGAAGCTATTAATGCCAGAATCTTTTCCAGAAAATGAGCCTGCAATAACACAATCGGCTAATTATTCAACATCGGGTAAACTAAATATGATTGATTTATTTGCGGGAACTGGAGCATTTACTCTTGCATTTCAATCAACAAACGATGTTGATATTGTATTTTGTAATGATATGGTAGAACATTCTAAGAAAATTTATGATTATAACTTCACTCATAAGCTTACTCTTAAAAATTTAAATGAAGTTAAAGATGAAGATATACCACCTCACGATATATTAACGGGAGGATTTCCTTGCCAACCATTTAGTATTGCCGGTCTCCAAGAAGGATTTAAAGATGAACGCTCAAATGTTTTCTGGAAAATCCTATCTATCATAGATTATCATCAGCCGAAATGTGTTATATTAGAAAATGTTAAAAATCTTTTGACACACGATGAGAATAAAACATTCAATACTATCAAAAGTAATCTTGAAAGCAGAGGCTATTATATATGCTACAAAGTTTTAAATACATCTGATATTACAGGTATTCCGCAACACAGGGAAAGAATTTATATAGTATGTGTAAAATCTAAGGAGGTATTTGATAAGTTTAGTTTAGAGTTTCCTAAAATTGAGAAGAAGAAAATATCCGAGTTTCTTGAAGAAGACATTCCTGAAAAATACTATTATACTGAAAAATCAAGCACTTGGAATCTTGTAAAAAATAGCGTAGTTAAAAAAGATACTATATATCAATATAGAAGAGTTTATGTAAGGGAGAATAAGAGTAGCGAGTGCCCTACTCTTACTGCAAATATGGGTAGTGGTGGTCATAATGTCCCTCTTATTTTAGATTCTAAAGGCATTCGCAAATTAACCCCGCGAGAGTGTTTCAATCTCCAGGGATTCCCCTTGTCTTACAAATTACCAAATATGAGCGATTGCAATCTTTATAAACTTGCCGGAAATGCTGTATCTGTACCGGTAGTAAATTTAATAGCCAGCAGAATTATTCCATTACTCCGCGCTGAATAAATATGTCTTCAAAATTCCCTTCATATACTTTATTGCAATGAGATTCTATTTGAGGATATAAAGATTCCCAATTTATACGAGGACGCCGGCCTTGATTCGTCTGGTCTTCAAATGTTTGGGTTTTATTCATTTTTATATTTCTCCATTCTTCTGAAGTCCTTTTTAATGGAATGCGGTATAGTGTGTAATAGTCGTCAAGCCATTTTCTTGCATCAAGAAAGTATATTACATCCCAATGTGATGATGGCGTAAATGACAGAGGACCGTCACTTGTAAAACATTTGCATTCTTGTATTCCTTCTTTTTCTGATTGTAAATCTCCGTTATTGCAATTCCATCGCGATGTCTTATCATTTAATTTATTGTGAATTATATTTTTACAAATATTCTCGCTTATGTCTTCTGGAATACCAGACATTCTCACCTTGATACCTATGTTTTTTGTCGTATTCAATCTACCAATAAAATATGACTTATGCAATGCATATTGTTCCTTAAGTATTTCGCTAGTATATTTATCTTCAACCATCTCTGCTTTTACTTGATGACTTAGATTTATATATACATCATTATTTATTTTTTCTGTAATAGGGAGCACTGCTTTACTTTGCATTATCGTTTCAATTATAGAGCTCTTATCTTTTCTACTATATCCTTTAATTCCTATTTCTTTACAGATTAAAATTAGAGCTTTAACTGTCATTTTGGAATAGCTCATTTATGATGCTTTTTGAGAATGTATATTTGTGTTTTAAGCTCACATAATAGACACAATGGCAGGTCAATTTTTACCTAATATATATAAAAATTGATAATTTTAATACCAATGGAGTTTTATACGATTCTCGTTATATAGCCAGAATAGATATATAGATATTATGCCTGTTAAACCTAAAAAGGCTCCAAAAGGTCCTATAATACCTGATGATTATATGTGCCTTCCTTCGGGCCCGATAGCTTGCAAAAAAAGCACCTGCTATTATACAAATTTGTTCTAAAATAATTTAAAAATATAAAAAATTGACGACTATATTTATATATATAATTATCATAAGTCGGCAAAACAATACAGCGTCAGCAAGCAAGTAAGTCTGTGTATCAGCAAGCAAGTAAGTCTGTGTATCAGCAAGCCTATCAACTTATATACAATGTTTGCCTATGATGATAGCTATACATTGAAGATGTATTCTACGAATATTTACAATAACAATAAGGGACTACTCACGAGGTCTGAGTGTATGAAAATTGCACTTGGAATGCTGAAAGAGGACAAGAAGCTTAGAAAGTTCATTCATAACAAATCTAAAAATATCAAAAATGCAAACCCTGAATTATCACATTCTAAATCTATTAAGATGGCATTAAATGAGTGGAGGAATAGACGCAGATAAAGGTGTGTATGTTGTGATATTATAGGTGTTCGATCGGTTTATATTATATATTTTTTATTTTTATAAATATATAAGATATATTTAATTTATATATATAATAATGTATCAAACCACGATAAGAAATAAGAAAAAAAGTACAAATATAGTGAAAAATTATGTAATTGATAGTGAATGTGAAGAATATGCTTTATCTAAAAAATTGTTAGGAAATTGTCGTGTATCTCTTATAACAAATAGCGGCGATGAAGTAATTGGAATAATTCGTGGAAATATGCGAAAGTTTAATAAACGAGTTTTAATTGAAGTAGGAGACATTGTTGTAGTTTCTAAAAGGGATTTTCAATTAAATAAAGTAGACATTGTTCATAAGTGTAATTTAGAGCAAACACAGCA